ATTGGACAATCTAGTGTTGTCATAGAAAGCGATAACAATCTTGATCACACTGCTGGTCAAAAGGTTACTTTTCACATTCCAAGTAATCTTGAATTTATTAATCCTAAAGAAACTTATCTTCGTTTTGATGTTTTACTTGATATACCTTCAGGACACAAAACTAATCTTCAGTTAGATTGTGATATCGGTGCCCAATCACTTCTTGCTGATGTTCGTCTCCGTACAAGAGATGGAAAAATACTTTCTGAAATACAAGGATATAATACTTTAGTTTCCGTCATGTATGATTACGATACAAATGCGAATCTTCGTCAGAAAAGGTCGCTCACTGAAGGAGCAACTATCAATAATCCACTTTGCGGAGGCACTGGGGGTTGTTATCAAACAAATAAACAAGATGTATTGAATAATCCTTATTTCAAGAGAGAAACATCTACAAGCAAAACCAGTGATGCTCTTGCTTTCAAAACTGCTAAATGTTTACTGCCTATACATAACGGGATTTTCCAAAATTCGAAGGTGTTCCCAATTCTTTTAACTGGTGATTTGGTGTTGGAAATAATTCTTGAACAAAATCGTAAAGTTTTCCGTCAGTTAGATAGTGTAACAAAACACAGAAATGTCGCAAGTAATCCACACTTTTTGAATACTTCAGGAGCTGAAGCACAAGCAACTGGAACTTCTGGTGATAGTTTAACTCATTTTTATGTTAATCCAGCAAAGAACTCTATGAATAGTATGGAGAACTTTCCATTCCGTATTGGTGAAAGATTTAAGTTTGTTGATTTAGAAACTTTTGCTGTTTCTGATACTGGTGTTATAACTGAAGATATTACAAGTGCGAGCGATTCTGGTGCTGCTAGTCCAGATTTTATTATTACTGGGTTACATCAAGAAACAGGAGCAGGCACTACACAAAAAGTAAAAGTTAGTGTAAGTTCTACAAGTTTAAGTGGTAGTGATATTGCTCAAAATAGTGTTATGTTTTCTACTGAAGCAACTCAAAGTGGATTTGACGCTACATACACATTATCTAATATTGAATTGATATGTCAAAAACTTGATATGCCTACTGGATATAAATCATCTTTAATGAATAGTATGAAGAGTGGAGGAGTTATGACTTATGATTTCTTGGATTATACAAATTATCGTTTCTCTACATTATCAAGTGAATCTATTATTAATTTAAGACTGCCTCTACAAAACTCCAGAGCAAAAGCTGTGTGGTGCGTACCCACTGACGCATCTACTATTTCTCTTGGTCATAATGCTGGAGCACATAATACATATTATCAAATGAAAGATGGTTCTCTCGGTGGTTCCACTGCTTTGTTTAGTGATAGGGTAGGACTAGAAGGATGTGCGGATTTCATACAAACGGCACAATTTTTTTATAACAACAAGCTCCAGCCAAATAGAAAATGTGATCTATCTAAAACTGGAGATAAAAACGCTATATCGCAAGAAGGATTGATTGAGTTAGAGAAAGCATTAAGTATGGGAGGTCTTGAAGTAAGGAGTTTCCGTAAGTTTAATCGCAATTTTGTAGTTGGAAGAGCATTAAGTTTAGGAAAATCTGGAGTTTATGATACTAGAGGTAAAGATTTCAATCTCCAACTTGAATACAATGGAGCAAACGCACAGCAAGTCAATAAGTTATGGAATTGTTATTGTTGTCATATTAGGGGATTAAGGATTTCTGGATCTGATGTTGATGTATTGCTGTAAAAAATAAATTAAAAATGTATTATATTTTTTTTTATATTTAATTATTATATAATAATGTCCAAGAATTACAATCTGTCCATCTCTCCAGCAAATCATTTGGCAAATGCTACTGTTAGTTTTGCGAAAGGCAATCCAGTTATTCGCTTTGAAATCGGTGAATCAAACAGAGTATTACTTCCAAGTTCTATCCGTTTAGTTGGTAAGTTTAAAGTTTATTCAGATGCTTCAAAATCCACACCAGTTCCTGCTACTGAACTGGAAATCCCTAACAATCTAGGAGTTTACAGCACACTTGAATCACTGTCATTTAGAACTCAACGCAGTAAGTCAGAAATCGAGACTTTAAATTCATACAACCGCTTTATGTCTACATACTTACCAGCGACTACAAGTTTTAGTGGAGATAATCTAACTCATCTTAATGAGAGTTCATTGATTGCTCCTAATCCACAATTTACTAAAGATACTATTGTTAATAACGCATCTGTTACGACTGGAAATAGTTTTTGTATTCCATTAATTAGTGGATTCACCTCATCAAATAACCCATATCCTCTCGCAAAACAGGGTGTTGAAGTTACTATTCAATTAAGTCCTGATAGTAATGTATTGTTTAGTTCTGGTTTAGATTCAAGTAATTTTGTGAATGGTTTTTATGAGTTTAGTGATTTAAGATTGATTTGTGAAGTATCAGATACTGGTCAGGCACCGCCTCCAACTGTTACTTATGAATACAATACTATTACAAGCTTCTACAATACAATCAACTCTACGAACGCACAGATTTCTTTGAATCTGGGACAGAGTAGAGTTCTTGGCGTCTTTGGTTCGTTTGTTCCTACCAACTTCATTAATAATTTAACTGAAAATGGTCTAGCGACATTATATCCAAGAAAGTCGAGAACTGAACAAGCAGAAATAACTCAACTTGTATTTACAAGAGCTGGTGAGAGATTTCCACTTATCTATAATCTTGATACTTTACAGAAAACTGATGTTACTGATGAATCTGCTGACCCTCAAGTTGTAAGGAATTATCTGAATGCGATTGTTGAGTTTTCAAAACTTAACAGAACAAGTGCTAGTCCAGTCAATACATTTATTAAAGATGATTCTACTTATGGTTATAAAGAATATATTCAAGGCGGTTCGTCTGGGGCTGGCATTGGTTGTGCTTTTGATGTTATATCTGGTCAAGGTGTAGATTTTTCAAGTGTTCCTTTTGGCATTCAACTTGAATTAAATCTTACTACTGATTTCCCCAATGCTCTTTATTTATATGTCCATTCTAAACAAACTCTTATTATGAGTGATCAATCTGTCCAAGTTGTAAATTAGATAAAATAAAAAATATTTTTTAACAATTATTTTTTTTATATATTATATTTATATATAATATGGAACAATCTTCACAAGCAGTCGTATCTGGAACTCCTTCTCAACCCACAGAATCTCAAATACCAGATTTAGTTAAAATTGGATCTATTGAAAGTGATACTGTTATTGATGTTGAAACATCGTATCTTGAACCAGTTCAGCATAGTCAGTCTACATGTCGTTTCCGTTTAGAAAATAAAGGCATACTTCATAGTAATTCAAAGTTAGTATTTAGTATTACCAATCCTGTTTCAGCACAAGAATGTTATTTTCCAGTTGGCGTGGGCGTATTTTCACTAATCAAATCGTGTCGGATTTCGAGCGGTGGAAAAACAATAGCTGAAGTTCAAGACACAGCTCATTTGACTAGTTATGAATCTATGTTTTTGTCTCCAGAACATAACGCAGAAAGAGAAATATTTACTACTGCTCGTTTAATGAATCGTAATTTAAGATATGAAGTCAATACTAGTGGAGCATTATCAAAAGGTATGTATATTGATACTCTTATGGATTATTCTGCTAGTTTTGCTGAATACAATATGCCTAGTTTTATTGAGGCATCTGCTGAATCTCAATTTCAGATTAATTTATCTGATCTGTTCGGTTTCTTGAAATTACAACAATTACCACTTTATATGATGAATGAACAAGTTACTATTGATTTAGAGTTTAATTCTAATGCTGATAGAATGTGGCAAACTGCTGCTGGAACAAATACATTTGATATTAATACTGCTGAAACCAAGCTAATCGCGGATTATTTATATTTCCCACAGTCAATGGCTGAAGCATACGCAAATGCTAATCGTAATCTGACTATGACATATATGGCATATCGTTTATCCAAACAAACTATAGATGCTGGAACGGAACTTAAAGTTCGTAATGTTGGAGGAAATGGTCGTATTGTTACAAAAATTATTGCTGGATTACAAGATGAAAGTTTAACTGGAGTTACAAATCCATTATTGAAATATACAAGTCAAGCCCCAGCAGGAGCAAACGCTTCTAGCAATGGATCTATTACTTTGAATGTTAAGTATAATAATCATTTATTATATCCAGTAGATGTTGATAACTACGCCCAGCATCAGCATCATACAGCTCAAGCTCAAGGAATGGTTCCATTTGTTTCTAGATATGAATATTGTGGTGAAGGAACGGAAGATAGTTTTTCAACTGAAGATTTTGCTGATTCTGACATGACGACTGTATTCAAAGGTTCATTCTGTTGGCAAGCACATCGTCTCAACAGGAATGAGCGTGTGAACTCGAGAGGGGTCGAGTACCAGGCTCAATACAATACTAATGGTGGAACTCGCACATCTAGAATCTATTTGGAAACTGTTCGTCTCGCAACTTTGTCTGAAGGGCGTTTCAACATAGTAGATGCTTAAATAGAATATTATATTCTAATTTTTATTTATATTTTTTATCGTTATTTTATTATTATATATATATAGTATATATATAGTAATGTCATCAAAAAAGATACAACCAAATATACTTGATTATATTGATACACAATTAATAGAATGTAATAGATTACATTCTGTTGAATATAATTCAAGTGAAAATAATGGTGAACCATCAATATTTACAAATGAACAAAGAAATGGAATAAAAATAAATCCAGGTGATCGAATAAGTTTAAATAGTGCTTATATTTCACAAGTTGGTAGTGGAGGGGAAGTTATTGAATTTACTGGACGAGAAAATGGAGACACATATACTGTAGAATATACAGAATCAAGTAGTGGAGAATTAGGACAAGTAGATTTTTTTGGTGTTTTTGGTAATTTTTTTGAAGTAGAGTATAATACTATACCATATATTCAAGATAATAGTAATTTAAATCGTTTAGAAGAATCTACAAATGTAACACAAACATATAATGTGAAAGATAATGAAATATTTTTTACGACAAGTTTTTACAAAACTACAAATGGGGAGGGATATATCCATTTACCACGACGATTTTTAAATGAGAATAGTTATAATAATTATTTAAGTATACTTAATGCGTCAGTTGGAAGTAATTCACAATATAATGAAATATCACAATATTTAGATCAGACATATTATCAAGTAAATACAGCAGATTTAGTTTATAAAGAAAATGGTATAATTGTTGATGAAGCACCACAAATATATCAAACATTAAGAGCAGATTCACATTTCAAACCTTATGTGTATACAGAAATGGGAACTGGAGCTCCAACAAGAGCTCCAGTATTAGCAAAAAAGAATGATAATTCAAGATATCAGATATTTGTAAGAAAAAAAACAAGATGGTTTCCAGGTAATAATGAACCAAGTAGTTTCAAAGAAATATTTACAACTGGAGACCGAAATAACTTTCTACCGGATATAGCAATGAATGAATATATTGAATATAAAAAATTACAACATTTAAGTGTTGATGTTGGTTTTGATACACCATCAAATATAGCAGCAACACTAACAGAACAATTAAATCGTTTATCAATAACTCCTATTGAAATACTTGCTTATAATTCATCTGATAGTTCATCACAAACAAATGGAGCTTATAGAGAAAAAATTATATATACAAATAAATATGAAACACCAGTATTTCAAGCATTTAGATCAGCAACAGAACAATCATTTAATCAAACTGGTTCAAGAAGATTTTATGCTGGTTGTAATAAATTATTTGCTTCATCTACAAGTGATACATTGATATATAATCAAGCATCATTAGATTATTTCAATTCATATCATTATATTGGAGTAAAAAGACCAGAACTATATAAAACTGGAATACAATTACATAAAGCAACAAGAGAAAGAAGTAGTCCAGTTATAAATGGACGAGGTTTTGCTGTTAATGTAAGTTTACAATTTCCTACTGTATCAACAGTAAATGTAGATCTTCAGATAAATGTAGAATGGGAGGAGGTCAATGCCTCAACTGGTAAAAAATATTTAGAAGAGTTCAAAGATTTTTTTGATTCACAAGATTTATATCCTGAATTATTTGATTATGCTGCTGATACACTTACAGAAAATGTATGGGAAGATGTTAGACCATCTACAACAAGATTATTACATATACAACCATATAATGCGTGTGAAACTGAATTAAAAGAACAATTAGGCGGAGATAATTTATTATTTACAGGAGACACAGCGGTTCATACATCATATCCAAAACCAACTAATCCATCAAGTGCTCCAATATTTATAGATTATGATCCAACACGTAAAAATAAAACAGATTTCAATACAGATGGTTCAAATGCGAGTAATATGTGGGGAGGTTTTGCTTTTAAAACTATCACAGAAGGTAAAGAGTTTATAACATTCAATTTAACTTTAGCAACAACTAGATTTTTAGCAAAAAGTAATTATACAAATGCGAGTGATGTTATTATTGCTGGAACACCGATAGGATATGATCAACATTTTAGTGCTTATGGAAATAGTATGATAGCATTGTATAGTGGAGTAAATATGATTGATTTTTCAGATTTTCAACAAAGAGATGTAGGTATAGCAGTTGCCTCTGCGAGTGAATCAATAGAAGTATCACAAAAAGCATCACAAAACTTATTTCAAGACAAAGCAGGGCGAACATATTATACTGGATTTGATAAATTTAAGTTTTCATATTTAGGAGCATTATCTCCATTAATCAATTTTGATAATATAACAGATAGGTTTACAATAGGAGGATTACATAGTCCAGAGTTTATAGGTAATTTCAGAGATGCTGGTATTAGCTATATTGATGCGGAAAATCCAGTACAAAAAGCAGATAGTCCAGGACAAGAAGTTTATTATATTAATAAACGACTAAAAAACAATAATTATTGTCCTGACATGACGCCGTATAAACAAACAAGTTTACAACCAGTTCAAGGAGCAACTGGAAGATATGCGGAAGCAACAACTATATTAGGATTTAATGAAAATCTAGAAAGAGGAATAATATATGATTCATTTAGTGGAATAAAAATAAATGATTTTGGATCAGATAGAAAGAACTGGGATAATAATAGTTTATTTGGTATAATGGGATTTGACTACAATATATTACACCCAACATCACCCACAAATATACAAACTAGATTTAATTTTGATACACCAAACCATACGACAGATGGATTAATGACATCAGCATTAGTACAAAATAAAGAAACATTAGCACAATCACAAAATCAAGTGAATGCTCCATATTTTAATTATACATTACCAAATGGAGCAACAATAATGACGGCATTTACATTTTTAAATTTAGTATCAACAAATAATCTTATTAATGAAAGTAGATTTAAATCAACATTCAATGTTCCATTGACAACTCAAAATACTCAATCTGCTGTAATACGAGCAACAAACTTACCCAAGAAAACAACAAGACCATATTATTTAATAAGATCAAATATAATCGCACAAGATAATTTTATAGGTAGTGAAGGACAAAGATTACCAGTTGTAGGTGTATTGAATAAGGTCAATGGATATGCTGATTATTATACGTCAGAAGGGGAAGGCGTAGAATTTACAGCCACAAAGCCATTTGTAATAAATAATATAACAACAAGTATACATATGCCAAGTGGAGAATTAGCCAGAATATCTGATGCCAGTTCAGTTATATATAAAATCCAAAAACAAATGGAAATGACTACTAATTTAGATCAAATATTATTACAAGTTTAAATATATATTTTTTTAATATTAGATATAATATAAATGAGAATTAGTGTTATTGTTCCCATAAAATTAAATAATTCAAGATTACCTTGTAAAACATTTTTAAGATTAGGAGGCAGACCATTATGTGAGTATGCTTTTGATAATCTTGTTAGATTCAAAAGAATGAATGAACATTTAGATATAAGTATTACTGTATATTGTTCTGATGAATCTATATGTGAGTTTTTACCAGATGGTATAGATTTTTTACAAAGAAGTAATCGATTAGATGGTGATGAAGTATTGATGAGTGAAGTTGTAGATAATTTTATACAAATGGTAAAAGCAGATATATATGTATTAACATTTATAACGGCTCCATTTTTGAAACCAGAAAGTATATCTAAAGCATTAAAGATAATGATAGATAATAAATTAGATAGTATACATTCAGTACAAAAAATAAAATCTTTTTGTGATTATAATGGTTCACCTATTAATTACAATCCTTTCCAAATTATACAGACGCAATTACTCAAACCTATTTATATTCATACTTCAGGTTTTTATATCTTTAATGATAAAACAGCACAAGCGAGTAGAAGGATTGGAGAAAATTGGAAATATTTTGTCATTTCCGATAAAGAGTCCATAGATATAGATACAGCAGAAGATTTAGAGTTTGCTAGACAAATAATTTAATTATCGAAATAAAAAAATATATTATATAAAATATAATGGCGTATGGTTCTACATCTAATATGAAATCTCCTCCAAAGAAACCAGCAAAGAAACCAGTTAAGAAACCAGTCAAGAAAGCATTGACACCAGCACAAGAAAAAAAACTGAAAGCACATTCAGTTCATCATACAAAAAAACATATAGATATGATGAGAAAAGACATGATGGCAGGAATGCCTTTTTCAAAAGCACATACAAAAGCTTCAAGAATGATAGGTAAATAATTACATAAAAATAAAATATATGATATAATATAAATGACAAGATATGAAAGAATCAGATTAGAAGAATTATATGAATATGATAGTATATATGATTATATAGGTTTATTAGGTTGGAATTGGTCTTGGTGGTGTTAAAATGATTTTCTAGATTTAAATTTATCTCTTTTTACTAACATTTTATAAAGTTTTCTGTGGTCTTCAGGTTTATATCTTGGTTGACCGCCATTATTAAGTAATTTTATTTCTGGAAAGTAATATATATATTTATTTGGATATAGTTCACATAAATAATTATCACAAAACCAGTTTTTCAATAGTGGATTAAATATATTACCAAATATTTCTATGTGTTTTCTACTAATCAAGAATTGTGTCATAGGTAATTGTGGATTTCCACTATCACCAGCACTAAATCCAATACCATTATGATCTCTTAATTTTTTACACATTGTTTGTAGCCATTCTTTATTATCTGGATATACAATATCATCTCCAATAGCAAAAAATAATTCCATTCCATCATCATAAGCAATATGAGATAAGTGATTCCATATTGAAACAACATTACCTTTTTCATAATCTTCAAAATATACTTGAAATATCAAGTTATTTAATTTTTGTTTTAGTTCTTCGATATTATTTTTATAAAACTCATCATCTTTATCAACACCTACATATACACTAATACCTTTATAATGTTTATCTAATATACTTAATGATTGATATAAATAATATTCCATTGTCTATTACGAGATGTAGAGGGGATTAGAAAAGCTGTGTTTTTTGAGGGGAGTGAGAAATCCATTATATTATCTACAAGATAATAAATATTTACAATTAAACATATAGTATTATTTACATATTTAATGTATATTTTACATTATTTATGTATATTTTACATAGATCAAAAAAAGAGAAAAAAAAAAGTATTCTGGAGAAAAAATCTCCTTAAGAAAAGTTTTAAATTCAAGGATTTTACTGATATGTATATTTTACATAATCAAGGTATATTTTACATTTTGAATGTGAAATTTACTTTTGACTCTCAAACTTCTTTTTTTGTCTATAATGATATTGACGAAGTGCTATGCGTTCTTTATTTTTTTGATACCATTCTTTTTGTTTCTTATCTCTTTGAGCTTTTTTAACTGGATCAGAAAGCCGTATTTTTTGATAGCAATTAGCACACTGATTGATTAGCACACATTTCTTTTCATCATATTTTTTATTACAATGTCTACAAATATTCAATGGATGATAAATATATTTATTTCCATCTATTTCAATTATTTCACTCATTATATTATAGACAAGAAAAAAAATATGCGTTAATTCAACGCATATAATTTTTTGTTATTTTGAGATATATGTAATATGTATTATTTACTAGATTGAGATGTAATATTTACTCTGTATCTAAACCGCCAACATCTTGAGATTCTGGTAGAAATGTATCATCTTTTTTCATAAAGTTTTTTTTATAAACTAGATTATGGATTTTATACATCTCATTAAAGCGTTTCAAAGAAATCTTATATTTTTCACAAAACTCCTCTTTCTTTTCTATACTTCTAAAACCCATCACATTCCAAGTTTCAATAAACAACATTATATTTTCAAAGTTTCCTTCTTCGCTTTTCTTTTTGAGTTCTTCATTTTCTTGTTTCAATTCTTCAATACAAGATTGTAATTTTAGCAAATCAGTATCATCTTCAACTGTATCACTTTTCCACAGAACGCGATGAATACAGGATTCTAATTCACTCAATCTATCCATTTCATTTTCCACATCATCAGGATCATCATAAGACGTACAATTTTGCCATTGTTCCAGTTCTTCTTCAAGTTCATCTTGATCTCCTCTCATTTCTGTAATTTTTGATTTCAATTGTTGATTAAGTATCATTGTATCACGGTGATCGTCCAATACCATTCTGACATCTTGTGTATCTTCTTTCAATTCTTCATGTTTTTTTTTCAAATCTTCATTTTCTTCTTCAAGTTTGTGATAATTTTTCCATACCATTTCCAATTGACCTTTTAGCCTTTCAATTTCAAAATCACGATTTTGTTTCATATTCCTTGCTCCCATAAGTTCTAATTTTAATTTCAAAGTTTTCTTTTTTTGTTCTTCATACATTTTCTTGTAATCCATAGTAAGAGAGAAGTTAAAGAGATAGTTTAGTGTGTTTTGTATTGATGTCTTGTGCTGAAAATAAAAATATAAATTTTCAAATTCTCTAGATATTTTGAGTAGAAAAACAAAATATTTCATAGTTAAGGAGAAAAAAAGAAAAAAATAGAAAAAAATAGTAAAAAAATGTATAAAAATAGTATAAAATTGTATAAAATTGTATAAAATTGTATGAAATTG